GGCGTGCAGAAAAGTGGTTCGTATAATACATCATCAACGAACTCTCGCGTCCGTGTCATGGCTGCCTACCATTGTGGCGCCTCGTGGGCTATAGCAATGGGCGATGACGCCCTTGAAGCTCCAGATACAGATCTGTCGAAATACAAAGATCTGGGCTTCAAAGTCGAGGTTAGTGGAGAGTTGGAATTTTGCTCTCACATTTTCAAAACCCCTAACCTCGCCATTCCGGTCAATGAAAACAAAATGTTGTACCGCTTGATCCACGGGTACAATCCGGAATGTGGCAATATTGAGGTAATCCAGAATTACCTCAATGCAGCTGTCTCAGTGCTGCATGAGCTCCGCCATGATCAGGAGCTTTGCCGAAAACTTGAAATGTGGTTGATATCTGACGTCACCACAAAATTAAACTGAGCACAAAACTAGCCGGACAAACGTAAGTTGCAAGTGCCGGAAGTCAAGTCTTACACATAAGCCCAACATTGATTTCCATTTGTTAGCGGGATTTGCCCTTGGATTTATATCCTCAATCCCCATTTCAGTTGTTGGTGTTTATCTAGTCTACCTTAAGGTTTCGACCCACATTCGTGAAATTGTTAATGAGTACGGTCGTCCTTAGATCCAATGGCAATGGTTCGCGCAGACGCAGACAGAGAGTCGCTCGGCGAAGGCCTGCTGTCCGAACGCAGCCAGTGGTTGTGGTCGCTTCCAACGGCCCAGCCAGGCGCAGAAGACGCCGACGACCAGCTGGTTCTCGGCGAGGAAGAACTCCAGGATCTGGAGGAGGAAGCCGTGGCGAGACATTCGTTTTCTCAAAGGATTCACTCGCGGGCAACTCCTCTGGAAGTATCACCTTCGGGCCGTCTCTATCAGAGTATCCGGCATTCCAGAATGGAGTACTCAAGGCCTACCATGAATATAAGATCACAAATTGTGTCTTACAGTTCGTCAGCGAGGCCTCTTCCACAGCAGCCGGCTCCATCTCTTATGAGTTGGACCCCCATTGCAAAGCATCTTCACTCGCATCAACGATCAATAAGTTCACAATCACCAAAACTGGTGCGCGGAGCTTCCCAGCGAAGATGATTAACGGGTTAGAGTGGCACCCTTCAGACGAAGATCAATTCCGTATCCTCTATAAAGGGAACGGTGCCTCTTCCGTAGCTGGTTCTTTCAAGATTACACTTCGTGTACAGCTACAAAACCCTAAATAGGTAGACGCGGAACCCGGCCCTTGTCCAGGGCCATCACCCGACCCCCCCCCCCCTTCCCCATCCCCAGAACCTGCTCCTGCCAAGGAGGAACGCTTCATCGTTTACTCTGGGGTGGCGCATACGATCATCAGTGCCCAGGGCACTGATGATTCTATCATAGTTAAAGATATCCCTGACCAGCGATTTAGATACGTTGAGAACGAAAACTTCTACTGGTTTCAAATAGCTGCTCAATGGTATTCGAATACCAACACTAAAGCAGTTCCGATGTTTGTCTTTCCAGTCCCCATTGGGGAATGGTCAGTCGAAATATCTACTGAGGGATATCAAGCCACATCCAGCACAACTGACCCTAACAAGGGCCGTATCGATGGGCTTATAGCTTATGATAATTCAAATGAAGGGTGGAATATTGGGGCTGGAAGTAATGTCACCATCACTAACAACAAAGCTGACAACAGTTGGAAGTACGGTCATCCTGACCTGGAAATCAACTCTTGTCACTTCAACCAAAACCAGGTTTTGGAGAAAGATGGCATTATTTCCTTTCATATCAAAGCTACAGAAAAAGAAGCGAACTTCTTTCTGGTAGCTCCGCCTGTCCAGAAAACTTCAAAGTATAACTACGCCGTCTCATATGGCGCCTGGACAGACAGAGATATGGAATTTGGGTTGATTTCAGTTACGCTTGATGAGAAGCGTAATTCGGGTTCCCCCACTCGTAAAAGCTTGCGTGCCGGACACACGCAAGTGGCGTCCACTACCGACTTGGTGGCGTCACCGGAGAAGGACAACTCCGGTATACAAACATCTGAAACCCCGTCAGCTCCGGTCACCAGCTCAAAAGCACCGTTGCCAACTGTCTCGGATTCGGAGTCAGAAGACGATCCGTTATCAGCCGCACCAGATGTAGGCTTTGGCGGAACTCGTCTTTTGATTGATACTGATATCAAAACAATACCCGATCCGGACGTTGCAGATGCCCTCGTGAACAGCGCTCATGTGGGTTACGACCCTTGGGCCGAGGTTCGAGCGTTCAAGAACGCTCAGAAACCTGTTCGAGGGCCATCATCGGTTGCTAGCGGCTCCATCACTGGAGGATCGCTCCGAGGGACACTTCGCCCGGCTTCCGAGCCTGCGCGAGAAACCCCATACGAGAAAGACGAAAACAAAACGACTCGTCGTCAGAAATCACGTTTCTCGTTTGGTGGTGGTCGCTCCTGAAGTCTCACCGAGCAGAGACTATAAACTTGCTCAAACGGGCGAAGGAAAATGCCCTAAATCACCCGTCG